CCGGGGGCATGGTCATTTTATCTTTCTCGATGGCTGGTTCCGCAACCAGCGGGCCACATAGGCCCCTGGCGACGGGTCGGCGAGCAGATCCTGGTAGGCGCTCTCGCCGGCAGAGGGGTAGGAGTACTCGGCTCCCGATTTGAACCGGACGAGCAGCTCGCCCGCGTCCTCATTCCAACCGACCGCGGCTACGTTGCTGCTCCGCACGTCTGACCATTCGATCGCCATCACCGTCCCTCCTTGCTAAGCTCCCGTTGGATCGCCCACAATTCGTTCCTTGCATTCTCAAATCCGCGGCGATAGATGATGGAGAGCGCGGCGCCGGCGCCTGCCATGAACGCGCCCTCGAAGTCCGGGCTGTCCATCTCCGGGATGGCCTTGATAAAGCTCCGCCAAGCGTCCTCGATGCTGTTGAAGCCGTGGCCGTCAGCCATCAGATTTCCCCTTCCGCGATGTCTTTCTGGTACTGGATCAGCCGCTCGGTTAGCGCCGCGAAGCGCTTGACGCAAAACAGGCAGCAGTGCTCGGCGGCGCCGGCGAGGGGTCGCTCGTCGGCGGCCTGGACCGCAATTTCCAGGGCAAGCCGCAGCGTCGCGATCTCTTCGTCGTCGAGGTTCAGCATTCCGGTTTCTCCATTGAGATTGAGACACCCCTGCCGTCGCGCTTCAGGCGCACCAGCCCCAGTTGACAAAGCCCGACATCCTCGGGCACCAGGGCGGTCATCTCCTTGCGCACGATCGCGTGCTTCACCGCCGCGCCGTGCGTCTCGGCGAAATCGCGGGCGAGCCGCTGAAATTCCCCGGCCCAGTTTGGCCGCTCGGCCTCCGGCGTCACGTCCAGCAATATCTCGCGGCGTTTCGGCTGCGGCTTGGGCGGGGCAACGGGCGGCGGGGCCGGCGGCTCCTCGCCGCGCTCGATGTAGCTCCAGCACTCGCGGCAGCGGGCGATCAATTCCGCCTGGTAGAGCGGGTCGACCTCCTGGAAGATCGGCGGCTCCCACTTGTTGCCGACGATGCAGGCGAGGCCCCACCAGTCCACGCCGACAACCGTCGCCTGGAAGACCCCGGCAGGCGTATAGCGCAATATCTCGGCGTCCCCGGCTCGAGCGACGTGCTTTGCATCCAGAACCACGCGATGCCCTTGCGGCGTCGTCGTCTGGGCATCCAGGTTGCACGCCATGAACGGGTAATTCGGGCTGACAAACAACTCGTTGTATGGCTCGCGGCCGGTCAACTCGCGCCAGATGTGGCGCATCAGCGGGTTGTCGCTGCAATAATGGACCAACCGATTGGTCATCTTCTCGGTCCACCACAACCCGAACGGCTCGGTGTAGGAGCCTAGCTGCACCCGGAACTCGCCGGACAGGTCTTCCTCGGCATAGCCGGGCTGGAAGCGCGCCCAGACGGCGCGGTAATCGCCCGCCATGATCGCGGTTGCGTCCCCGGCGTGCAGCCGCAGCTTGCGCTCGGCCAGCTGCTCGGCGGACAGGCCAAGGGCGCTCATTCCGGCACCTCGCCGCCCGCGCAAATCCGCGCGATCTCGGCCTTCGCCTCGGCGACCGCCGCGCGCACCCGCGCCGGGTCGTCCGCCAAGACCTCGATGGCGACCAGCATCGCCTCCGCGTAGCCCAGCGCCTTGGCGTGGCGCATCGCGACTTCTTCAAGCTGTGACATTTTCGGCTGCTCCCGTGGTTGACGCCGGACACTCGCAAAAAGAGATTGTGCCGTCAAGCGGAAAATGCTACACGGTCCACGCAATGAACAAAACGACATTCGCGATATGGCTGGAGGGTCGGGGGGACAATCCCTCGGCGTTCGCGGTGCGTCACGGCATTTCCAAGGCGGCGGCCTATGCGCTGGCCGGCATCCGTTCGCACCGCTCGCCTGAGTTCTTTCGAACATCGACGCTGGAGCGGATCGAGGCCGAGACCGGGATTGCCGCGCAGGTGCTGTACGGCGACTGGTGCAAGGTCGAGCCCCGGCCGGCTCGTAAATACACTCGCAGGGGAGGGGGCGATGTCGCTATCCAAGGATGAGCGGAATCTCGGCTACAAGCAGGTGCCGCTGCCGACCCCGCGCGTGACGACGATTCTTCGCCGGGTCGCCGCCGGCTACATCAGCGTTACGCTGACCGAGGGGGGGCCGGAGTACCGCTACGACGATGGCTCCCTGGTGCACGGCGAGAAGGGCAAGCCTCTCGGGGAGCGTGCGTTTCGCACGATGGTGCGCGAGGGGTGGCTCCTGCCGGTCGATGGCGGCTCGTTTCTGGAGGACGGGCCGCCGCAGCAGTACCGGGCTCGCCGTCCGGCCGATGGCCCGCTGCCGCGCGTGCGGGGCGGTCCACGTGGTTGAGCCGGATTTCCGGGTTGTGCTGCCGGTTCCGCCGAGCACGAACAACCTTTACGTGCCGCGCAGGGACGGCAAGGGCCGCGCCAAATGAGCAAGCGCATTCTGGGTGTCTTGGCTTGCGGCGACTGCGGAAACCAAGCGTTGCGCCACAGTTTCAATCAGAGATACTGCCAACCGTGCTCCGCGCTAAGAGATGCCGCGAGGCAGCGGAATTGGGCAGCCAAAAACTGCCCGAAACAACAGGCCGAGGCGTCCGCGGTCACATTGCGCGGGATTGAAATAAGTCAGGCGCAGGCCCTCGGCGTGGCTGACACGATGCAGCCGGTTGTGATGGCTTGGTTCGTTAGAATTGCCGTGCCCTTCGATTGGGCTGCATCCAAAAATTATATCTACGGGTTGCGGGTTGGGGGACACGTCAGACTCCGCGAGGAGGTTAAGAGCTATCGGGATTTGATCGGGTGGAAACTGCGCGAAGCTCTAGGCGGTCAGCGCATCGTCCAAAATCGGGTTTGGATAGACATCTTCGTGCAAAAGACCCACCACCGTGGCGATGCTGTAAATTTTGTTGATACGATATGCGACGCGATTAAGCGGGTCATCCCGGTTGATGACAAATGGTATTCGATCCGGCGACTGGATTGGCAAATCGTAAAGGGGCAGGAGGGCCGCGTCTTTATTGGGGTTGGGCAAGAGGTTGGGGCAGAAGATGTGCAAGCCTGCTCGTCGTGCGGCCGATTATTGCCCTTCGGGGCCTTCCATAAGAAGGGCGACTCGATCGTGCGAAACTGCAAGGAGTGCCGCGCCAAATGAGGCCCGGTTTGGCGGCTGTAGCGCCAGACCGCCAGTGGTGGGAGCCGGAACCGACGGCGCTCGAATCGGGGCTGATGCTCGCGATCGCGCGGACCTGGGCCGACCTCGACCCGCGCGACCCGCTTTCCGTCTCGATCGCCCGCGAGCATCTGGGCGAGGTCATCGGCTGGGCGGTCCGGTACTGGCAGCATGAGCGGGCGCAGGCCGAGGCGGCGGCGCGCTACGTGGCCCACTGGGACGAGGCCAGCCGCTACGACGCGGAGGCCGTGGCCGGACACGCGAGGGCCGCCCGGGCTGCACCCGCCACGCCGGCGCTGAGCAACGAGGAGTGGGACCGGCGCGAGGCCGAGGCGGAGCGGACGGCGGTGTTGCGAGATTACCTGAGGGGGGTTTAGCGTTTCGGTTCCACTTGGCCGGGCAGGATTAGGTCTGGTCGGGCGGGGTGAGGCTAGGTCCGGTATGGCGCGGCCACCGCTGGCGCGATGGTTCGCGGTGGAATAGGCTCGCGGGTTCGGGGTGCGTCACAGGGGAGATCAGGCCATGTCACTGGCGGCGGCGGACCTGTCGCGGTTGCGGGAGGCGCGGGCCTCCGATGCGTTCGATCTCCTGTCGCCGAGCCGGTGGGAGGGCAAGACCCCGCCCCGGCGTGACTGGATGGTCGAGAAGTGCTTCGTGCGGGGCAGCGTCGCGCTGGTCAGCGGCGACGGGGGCATAGGCAAGAGCCTTCTCATGCAGCAGCTGATGACATCGGCGGTCATGGGGTGGCCGTTCCTGGGGCTCTCCTGCCAAGCGGGACGAGCCCTTTTCTTTGGCGCCGAGGACGACGCCGACGAATTGTGGCGCCGGCAATACGACATCAACCGCTCGCTGGGCCTGGCGATGACCGACATATCGGAGGCCGGGCTCTGGCTGGCGCCCCGGGTCGGGTACGAGAACACGCTGTCGCGCCTTGATCGCAAAGACTGGCGCATGCAGCCGACCAAACTGTTTGAAATGCTGCTGGCCCGCTGCCTGGATGAGGGCATAACCTACGTCGTCATAGACACCGCGACCCAGACCTTCGCCGGCAACCAGAATGATGAACAGCAGGTCGTGCAGTTCTGTAACCAGCTGCGCCGCTTGGCGGTGGCAATCCAGGGTGTCGTCATCATGACGAAGCATCCCAGCGTCTCCGGCCGGGCGCTGGGCACCGGCGAATCCGGCTCCGTCGCGTGGTCGAACAGCGTGCGCAGCCGGCTATACATGACCAAGGACAAGGCGCTCGGGCTGACGCTCGCCTCGCGCAAATCGAATTACGGCCCGGCCGACCTGGAGATCCCGATCATGTGGAGCAAGGGTGCATACGTCGAGAACGCCCCGCCGCCGCCCGCCTCGGGCCGCTACGGCTATTCGGACGACTGAGCGCCCATCGCCTCGATAATGTTGAGCGCGGAAGCGATCTTCTCGGCGATCGCCCTCGAGGGAACGTGTCCCGCCACCGCCTGCCCGGTGCTGCACGTGACGGTATGGGGCGGCCCAAGCTCGCCGCCCGGTCCCTTGGTCAATCCGACGACGTAAGGCCCGGGCGGCAGGTCGCTGCGGCTGTCGAGTTCGCCGGCGGTCATGCGAGTATCGCCCACAAAATGAAAGGCCAGAGCACCGCATTGACCATCGCCAGCACCAGCCCGATCGCGTCGCGCACCATGCCGGCCAGGGCGGCGGACAGGCGCCCGCTCACTCGAGCCACTCCACGCCATCGACACAGCGCACTGTCAGGTGTTCGGTTTCCAGTGCCGCAGCCGCCTCGCAAACCCGGGCCATCAATGCCCGGATCGCGATATCCTCGCCCGGAAACCAGTCGTCGGCGAGCTCGTCGGCCGTCTCGGCCAGGTCAGGCAAGCCAGCCTGGCGCAACCGTGTCGCAGCCAATTGGATAGCCCAGGATGCCTCCGTGGCGTTGAGTTCCAGCGAGCGGCCCAGGATACCCCAGGCCGCCGCCGCATGCTGCCAGCGTGCACGGGCGTCACGGTAGTCAATATCGGACCGTTGCGCGGTCCAGTAGGTATCCCAGCCGGTCATCAGCCGACCCTCGTATAAGCGCAAAGGATGCTGGTGCGATGCGCCTCGGCCAAGTGCTGCAAGCGCTCGTAATTGCGCCGCTCCTTGGCTGTCATCGGCTCGCCTAGTGGTATTTCGTATTCCTCGAATACCTGCGGGGTGCATACGCGCATCCACCGATAACCAATGCGAGCTTGTTCGATCATGCTGCCCTCGCGATCGGCCGGCGCGTCATGCCGGCCTGCATGCCATCCATGTAGGCGCGGATCAGATCGGCGGTGATCGCCGCGCCGTAGCGGCCCGTGATGTCGCGCTCCCCGCCAGTCTCGCCGACGATCTGCGTCAGGCGGTAGCCGCCATAGGCGCAATCGAGGACATAGACGCCCTCGATCGAGCGGAGCGAGCCGTCGTCGGCTTTCACCCAAGGGGTTAGCGGCATGCCGGCCTGATAGTTCAGATTGTCGACGAGAATGCGCAGCGTCTTGACTGTCGTGCGATTCATGATGTTCTCCCCTGTTTGTGCGAAGGCCGCACCGCTCTGCCCCGCCGTAACGGGGCAGGCCGGTATGGTCTAGTGTACGCGATAGGAAACGTTGGCCACATCGGTCGACCAGCACGCCCTGCACTCGCCGCACTTGTTGCCTTGCTGCGGCGCCGGGCAGACGTGACCTACGGGCGCCGCCGGCTCCGCATCGCGAGCAACGATTGCTGTCCATGTCGATGCGCGAAGAGTCAGATTGTCGCTATGAACCGTGCTCGTCTGCGGCCATGCTGTCGGCGCCGCACCATCGATCATCGTGGCGGATAGGCGTATCGTCAGGTTCTCCGGTATCGTACCGCCGTCGCGCACAAAGGCCTTCACGATGCTACCTTCGCGCGTTGGCAGCCAGTGCCGCAGCCATGGTGTCGCGCGCGCCACGGCGCATATGCGCGCCAGGTGGTCGCGAGACTGCAGATCGCCGCTATCATGCCAACGGTGGAACTTGTCCATTGGCTCGCCGGTCTTAGGATTGCGGCCACGCCCGTGCGCCGCCGTCAACAGCACAACCATCGCCTCGACAAAGCTCTCATGCCGGATTGCCTCGAGCCGCACGGCGAGCGAAGCTTTCACGCTCGGGAATATGTAATTGCCGCGCAATGCGTAGCAGTTAGAGCACGTGGAACCCGCTACCTTTGCGAGCTTGGCGCCGGTGATGCAGGCCTGCGCTGGTATGCCGTATGAAGTGCCTGGCATCTTGCTCGGATACCCGAGACTGCCGGCAATCGCCTTGGCTTCTTTGATGTTCATGCGGACCATCCGTGGCTGACGGCCCTAAGATAGCACCGATTATTTTCCCGTCAAGCGGAAAAAGATGTTGACGTGAGATTTTTCTGCGGTATGATCGTGGCTGTCGACCACGGGAGAGACAGCGGATGGCCAAGTTTCAAATTCAAGTGCGCTACGCCAAAGGTTGGCGCAAGGCGAATCGGGTTTCTTCATTCCTTTTGCATACCAGCGCGGAGGAATACGCCCGCAAGTACCTGCTGGCCGGCTGGTGGCGCGTTGTCGAGATTGAGGAACTCGCTCTCGCCGCGAAGCGGCGGCAAGCTGCTTTCGTTGCAGCCAACGCTAAGCATCCGCTGCCGATCAGCGGCACCCTACCGATGTGATCTCAGTCCTTACCATCATCCAGCGGCGCCAGGCTCTTCGGAGCCTGTGCGTCGTCAACCTTGGCCGGTTGCGATGCTTTCAGAGCGTCGAGGAGCGCCACGAGCGTATTGCCCTGCTGAGCCTTAAAGGCCCCCTCAGCGACGCGCACGGCCAACTTGGTCAGATCGCGCGCGGCCTCGTTGCCGGCTCGCAATAGCTTCACGTCTATCAGAGCGGTAGGCAGCCCGATCTGCTGTCCCTTGTCGTCGACAGCTGTCCCGGCTCCGGCGCCAGCGGCCATAGCCGCGTCAAGCTCGCGCTGAACCAATAGCACCGTATCGCGCTGCAACCTCAGCCCGGCCAGTGACCCGCTATCGAGCACCACAGCGTGCTCATTGCTTGGCACTAGCGCCGGTGCCTCGTCGCGCGGCAACTCGGCGATGGCGATCAGCTTGTCAGCGGCTTCGAGTGCATCACTCATGCGGCGCTTGACCGTCGATGGTTTCGGTGTGCGGCCACCGTACCACGGCAGGCGTAGCGCTTTGAACTGCGCCTGCCGCTGCTTGATGACAGCATGCGAGCGAGCGACCGATCTTGCCCAGTAGCCCGGTACGCTCAGTCCACCGTGCAGCCGACAGCGGCGCTTGCCAGGTACCGGACGCTGGCGGCATGGCGCTCCGGTCTGTCGAGCGTGTGCACCGCATATCTCGACAGACCGGAGCGCCATGCCGCCAGCGTCCGGTA